ACTTTTGATATTGAGTTTATGTTTGTAACTTTAAGAAGTAAGTCAGTAGGTGAAGGTATAGAATTAACACCTAAATGTAAAGCTTGTGATGAAAGAAATGACATTAAGATTGATTTAGAAAAAGTTAAGGTTGAAAATTTAAATGATGTAGTAGATACACATGTTAAATTAACAAATGATATAAGTGTTGATTTAAAATGGGCTACGATGAAGGATAGGAATAAAGATTTAGTGAAAGAATCTGAGACAGAAACTATAATTAATATGGTTTGTGCTTCTCTTGAAACGGTATATAGTGGCGAAGAAACATTTATTGTTGCAGATGTACCGCATGAAGAAGTAGTTGCAATGGTTGAAAGTTTAAGTTCAGACCAGTTTAATCAGATTGTTGATGTATTATCTCAAGCTCCTTATTTATCGTATAATTTAGATTTTGATTGTAAGAAGTGTGGTGAAAGTAATAGTATAGAGTTAAAGGGTTTAGTTGATTTTTTTCAATAACCCTTTCTCATAGTAATGTTATAAGTTATTATAAACTAAATTTTGCTTTGATGCATCAGCATAATTTTGGATTAGATGAGCTAGATAACATGATTCCATGGGAAAGGGAGATATATATCAACCTTTTACAGGAACATGTTAAAGAACAAAACGAAAGGATAAAAAAGAAGAATGGCTAAGAAAGAACAAAATATAATGTTACTCCAAGAGGTCGTTGGTCAGTTACGAAAGCTGAATGCACAAACAGTACGTGACAGATTAAGAGAAGCTGAAGAAGCCAAACGCGCTGAGTCATTATTATTAAAGAGCGAAGAGCAAATAGAGACTGAAGGATTAGTTGTAGATTCTTCAGAAGACTTTCGTCGTAGGTTCATCGCTGGCCAAGCAAAAACATTTGCTGATTCTAAATTAACCAAAACTGGTGGTAAAACACGAGATTTAACTCGAAATGATATACTTAAAGATATTAATGCAAGTATTATAGGATTACATGATCCTAGAGGGAAAGGCGCATTAGGTGGTGATTTAGATATAGCTGGTGTTGGTGAAAAAGTACTAGCTGTTCATGATAGTATAGTAAATGACTCATTATGGGTTCTTATTAATGATAATAGATTATGGAGAGCAGATCAGTTACAAAACTTTAACACTCAACAAAGAATAGCAAGAGAAAATAGAATAGAAGGTACAAAACTTGGTGGTGGCGGTGCTGGTGTTTTTGGAACTGGTGGAATACCAGGTATGGATGGAGATCCTGGCGATGAAGGGTTCTTTGATGAGAATACTATGGGTAATATTAAAGCTGTAGGCTTTACGAGTTTAGGCGCAGCTGCAGTTGCTGCTATTGCAAAATTTAAAAAATGGTTTGGATTTGGTACTAGATACGGGTTTAAAGCAACCATGTTAGCAAGATTTGGCTTAGCTGGTAAAAGTCTTTTTGCGGGTAGACCATTATCAGCAAAACAAAAAGGAATGCTTAAGAATCCAAGATTATGGCCAGCAATTACTGCTGGTTTATTAGTAGCTTCATTTGTTGGCGCAACTGATGAGCTAGGTGAAGCTGAAGTTGATCTTGACCAATCTCAGTTTGGTGAAGATGATGGCATTTTTGGAACTGGTATATCTGGTGATACTATATTAAGTACTGCTTTATGGGCTTCTATATTAACACCTAATAAATTAAAAACAAAAATAGCATCTGCACTCAAAACTGCAGTAACTGTAGCATTTTCTGGTGCTAAACCTGGAACACTAAGAGCAAGAATGTGGGCTACTCGTTTATTGCCTAAAAGTCCTTTTGGTCTTTTAAAAGGTGGAATAAGATTTTTAGGGCCTTTAGGATTAGCAGCTTGGGCAACATGGACTTTTGTATCTTGGAGAATGGAAGAAAATGAAAAAGCTATGGCGGCTGCAAATCAAGCAGCACAAGAAATACGAGATCTAGATAGTGAAGCAGGATTTGAGGATTTCTTTAATAACGATGCTGCTTTTGCCAAATATAAAAAATCAGATTTTAAAAATTTAGCTAAAGTTAAAACTAAAGAAGCTATTACGGCGAGGAAGCATGAAGCAATTAAACAACTTTATATGAATAGATCTTTACAAGAAAGAGAATGGATTACAAAAGGTTTAATGCAACATGGTGGATGGTCAGAAGAAGAATTAATTAAACTTATGGTTCAGGCAGATAATCAAGAACGTAAAGATTATCTTGCTAAAGAATATCCTAATCTATCCAAAAGAGGTGAAGTGCAGGCAATGGGTGGTAACAGAGGTGACAATTGGCGTAAAAACGAAGCAGAGAAATTAAAGCTACTAGAAGAAGAAAAAATAAGACTATTGGGTGATGGACCTCATGGAGGTGTATTAATTACTGGAAATAATGGTGATACTTATTCATATAAAAATTCTCATTTTTATGTTCAAGGCTTTGATGCAACTTTAGATGGCTGGACAGGTAAACAAGGATTTGCACCTCGATGAAATTAAAAACCCGCCTTTCGACGGGTTCATAAAGATTAAGCTTCAGCTGCTAACTTAGCAAAATAACTCATAGTGTCATCATTATCCGAATCAGCTCTAGCTACTGGATCAGCAGCTGTTGCGACAGGATCTTGAACATCATTTGGTGAATCATTAAATGGTGAATCATCTTCAACCGGTTTAACTTCCTCACCTAACACACGCGTTAACTTAAGATTAAGTTCACTGTAAGATTTAAATGTTGATGGATCAGTAAACTCTTTAAGAGAATGCTGTTGATTGTAAATAGCTTCTAACGCAGCATCATCTGCATTCAAAGCCTCAGCATTAGCAAATTCAGATCTGTCATAGTTACGGAATCCCGCAACATTCGAAATCTTCATTTTAAAGTTAGCGCCTACCCACATATCGAATGGATTGACTGGTGATTCATCTTGAAACTTAGGTTGCATGCTATCCATAATCTTTTCAAAGATTTTAGCACCGTAAGTATATAGAAATACTTTACCTTCGTTTTCAGGATTTGCAGGATCTGAAACAACATAAATGTTACTAACGTAATGTAAACGACGCTTACGCTTACGTGCAGTATCTTTATCTGCCTCAATGCCTGTATTCCAAAGTTTAGAATTCATCTGCGACACAGGATCGTCCTTCTGAATAGTAGTCAGTGATTTCTCAACATACCATTGTCCAGTCGGTCCTTGGAAGAAATGATCCCAGTATTTTGCCCAAGGTAAGTCATCACCTTCGACAGCTGGCAGAAAACGAATAACGGCATAACCGTTGCCTGCTTTATCTACCGTGGGTTTCCACATACGATCGTCGCCATATGATTTCTTTTCTGTGGTGCTTGTTCCGGCCGCACCTACTAATGCGCTCATGTCATTAGCCTTAGCCTTTAAGTCTGCAAAACTCATTGTACATCTCCTTTAAAAATTTATATTAATTTGTATCATTGTATATTATAACATACTTTTGCTAAAAGTACATACTTTATTTGAAAATATCTAATATAATCATTCTCATTTTTAAATCATCAAACTTTAAAAATGATTGATATTTAGTTATCTTCTTATATAAGTCAGGCCATAAAATGGTCTCACTTATTCGTGAATTGGCTTCCTCAATAAATCCTGTTAGCCTATTCACTATGCACACAGTCTCTAATGACACCGTGCCTTCCAAATGAAGCTGTACTATTTTTGGATATGTTTCTTCTATTTCCAAAAGAGTATCAAACTTTACATTCGAAATTTCTTCTAATTCGTTCTTAAACAAATAACTTATACTATCTATACGTTTTAAAAACTGTGTATAAGTTTCTTCATCTCTAATCATATCACCACTATATTTATTGCCTGCTACTTGATGTGCAGCAAAATATAACATGATATCATCTCTACTTTTAAATCGTTTACCAATCTTTGTTAACTGAAATTTATCTGGTCTTTTCCAATATGTTTTTTCAGTTACGTTAGTTTTAAAATTATACTTAAAACAATCGTAAGTTCCATTAAAGTGTAAGTTGATTGCATGATGTAATATAAAGGCCTCATATCCGGTCATATAGGTAACATTGCTGAATGACCACCTTGAAGCAAATTAAGTTTCTTTGCTTCAAATTCAATGTGCTCTACTATTTCCTTAGAGATCAGTTTTTTACTATCACGTATATCGATTTCATTATCTTCACATACTTGAATAACTGCATCCATATATGGACAACCTCTATGAGTACGAACATATGTCTCAACTAAATTTGAGAATGCTTTCTTGTTTATATCCTCGCTCATTTCTGCATTCCATCTGCGTCATAAGCTGGAGCAAGAGTAGACCAAAATACTGGTTTCTCTTCATTCTCTCCATAAAAATCTAATGACCATGTACCTTCTCTTAGATATGTTTCACAATGATTTTTATATGCTCGAGCTGAGGCAAATTTAGCGATTGCACCTTTTTCATTACGATGTATTGCTTGTCTTAACGCTGACATCTTTTCTTGTGTAACCTTAATATAACGTTTAACATTGACCATCGATAAGCCATGGTCATCATCTAATGCTAAAACTCTTGGAGCAATATTTTTATAGGTTGTAGGTTTTTTAGCAGCTCTTGCTTTTGCTAAATTTTTTGCAGCAGCTTCACGCTGTGCTTCACTCATCTTACGTTTTGCCATAATTTAAATCCTATTTTGGTTAATGTTAGGTATATTATAACATAAATTTATAATTTGTACATACTAACCTTTATATATTTTATAAATGTGATCTTCAAATGCTTCTACCTTCTCAACACGATTAGGCCATTTAATCATTTGTTTCTCTGGATTAGCCTTTAAGTTATTGAGTAAAGGCGTAATAGCATTAAATAGATTATCTAATCTATCTTGTGTTGTTTCTGCTGCAGCCGCTGAAGCTGTTGCCGTTTGTGCAACATCTAATTCATCTTCATCGACTAGCGTGAAACCAAAATCGAAATCTGCCATATTATCCCTTTAATAATTTTATACCCTTAGTCCAGTTCTCTGCTGCATCTTCCACATAAGTTAAAGCTTTATATGGAAAGTCTTCTTGCATAATACGATTACCAGCTGGATCTTTATACGTTATTGAAAAAAACGAATGTTCACCATCCATTCCTGTTACTACTTGATAAATCTTTGCAACACTACCATCATCTTTATAGTGTTCGCTCATTAATTTGGTATTATTATATTCCATGATATCTCCATTATTTAAGAATGGGGGACCTAATAAGGAAAGTCCCCCAAGTTGCTTAGTTTCCTAAGTTAGAACGATAGACTTGCCTTCAGTGAAGTTGTAGCGTCTGCGCTATCAACTTGTGACCAAGAAGCGGTCCATATACCACGAGTTAACTCTACAGTTTTCGTGACAACAGGAGTCGCTGCGTCCGTCTTGTTGTAAGTACCTTTAAGAGTACCTAAAGTGCCAAGAACACGAGAGACTGATACTTCATTGTCATTCGCTGCACCAGCATTTCTATCATGAACTACTTCAAGACCCATACCAGCTACAGTTGTACCAACCGTTGCTTCCATATTATGTCCTGCTGTGACTTTGTTATGTACCACTTTAGCAGTCAATCCACCCGATGTAATAGAAGCTGTGGTTTCTCTTGTCTCTGCTGCAACGTCTGTCATAGCAACTGCAATACCACCAATTGTTCCACTAGCATCGATAGTTGTTGAACCACCTGATACTTGACTTAATCCGACTGTGTACGCACCAACAGTTGTTGATACTCCAATCTTCGTTGAATCAGGATCATCTCCTGACCAGTCACCTATTTTTAGAGTAAATGCACCAGCTGTGCTCTCTACCCACATGTCGTCTACGCTGAAATCTTTATCAAGAACAACAGTAACGGACGAAC